GTTTCCACCGCTGGAAAGACAGAGTCGTCACGTTTGTGATCTGCCTCCAGTCCTGGTAAGCTCCGACGTGGGACGATCCGAAGAAGAATCGATCCCTGTAGTACTCGCTGGTGACCTTGGGTACGTCCTGCGAATCTGGCCGGATCCAGTCGCCAATCTGAGGAGTCGGAGGCGATGAAACCGAGAACATGTCGATTGTGACGGTTGTCGCCCCGTTGGTCCATATCGCCGATCCGCATACAGTCGGATCCGTGGTCAACGGCGAGTCGCGTACCATGATCCCGAATCGAAATGAACGGTACCGCGCAAGAGGAGCAGTGAGAGCCGGAATCTTAAACGCATAGGCGGAAAACGCTCCGCTGACTCCATCGGTGAGGATCGCAGGGGAATAGCAGTTTACCGACGGCTCACCAAAGCCGATCATATTTCCTGGCGCCGTATCCTGGCAAATCACGTCGTCGGTATTGTCGTACCGTTGCCCGATGAACTGGACCCTTAGTTCAGCAGTCGCCGAAACAGCATCCAGAGAAGCGAGCAGGTAGATCTCGGGGTCAGACTTGAGGACAGCGTCTGGAACAGAGTCGAGGAACAGCTTGCCACGGCAAAGGGCATCGCTGTACTTGGTTCCAAGGGTTGCGGCGGTGCGCTTCAAGTACTTGGCAGGCGCTCCAGCAGACGCAGACAAGCCGTCAGAAAGTGCCGGGACGCCATAGACAGAATCGGGACGGAAGTAGTCGAGCGCCGCATAATCTTCACCCGAACGAAACTCTGACGAGATGTCCGCCGTAACAATCCCGGCGGCTGGCGTCGTCTGAGTGTAGGCCAGCGTGTAGTCGACGCCATCTTTGGTCGAGTAGACGCTCCCAATTTGCCCTTCGTCTGCGGCAGCGAGGACTGCTCCGACCTCCTGGACAAAGAACGTGATGATGGAGGTTGCATCCGGGAGCGTGTCGAATGGTGCGGCAAGTGTGCATCCAATCCACCCAAATCCAGCGCTTGCGACATTGCCTGTCGGCTCCTCGGTGTAGGCGTAGAAGCTCCCGCCAGTCACCACGGAATCAATCTTGCGTTCTTGCCCCGATCCCGTCCCCGAGTCGATCCGTAGGTAGACGGTCCGCGATGCGTTGAAATCATTGATCCAGTGGTCACCAGATGGAGCACCAGGTACGCCTCCGTTGGCGTTGATCGAGGACACGACAGGGCAGTACTTGACGGCAACAACAGGCACGCCGGACGCAATGGCGACCCATGTGGATGTTCGGTCCTCTGTCTCTGTGACCGCATTGTCGGTGTTCGAGATGGTCAGCGCGGCGCGTTCGTCCCGCTTGGAGAGCAGTGACGGCGGGGTTGTGCGAACGGCTGGACCGAACACGATGGCAACTGGTGCGCCCTCGGCATCGCTTCGGATGCCTGGGAACTCCTGCCCTGTCAATGTCCTTGCCGGAATCAGCTTGTGTCGTGTCGCCAGGATGTTCTCGACGCGCATCTGGATATTCATTCCATGGAACGTCGGATCGGCCACCGTGCCAGTCCAGCGCGTGTCCATGTCAATCGATGATGTCGCCTCTCCGATCTCGACCAGAGCACCGACCAAAGACGCGCCAGCAGCGGAGAACGCCGCAAACCATTTGTCGTGGTTCGAGATCTCCATTTCCGAGTCGAGCAACTGCCCGTAGTTGCCGCCGGTCACGATGTCCACGCGCTCGCCGAACGCGCCGCACGACACGAAATAGTCTGTATCCCAATCTGTCGTTGCAGGGTTCGCCGTGTCGAGTTGCGCGACTCCGGACACGAAAGGACCGCCCGTGTAGGTCGGCTCCGGCGAGATGCTGGAGAGAGTGATCCGGACGGCTGTCTGCATGTTGGAAATCTACTCCCGCGCCAGAGTGAAAGTGAAGTCCCATCGCTGTGGCGTCGGCTTTTGGATCGTCCAGTCGATTAGGCGCACCGTGAACGGCCCATTACCCTTGGAAGGCCCGAACGGATAGAGACCGAAAGGCGGCGAGTAGCTGAAACTGGATCCGCGCGTATAGAGCGCCCAATTGACCACTGAGGCGGCTGTAGAGGCGTCGAGGTTGTCGGCTACCACCTGGCACGTCTGCGACTCCGGCGACCGTTTGGTGACCGCGCTCCGCCCGTCGTCGGTCATGTGGACGACGCTCGAGACGGCCCAGGTTGGCACGGCGTATTTCTTCCCGAATAGTGCCGGGACGCCAGCGGGGACCGTCGGCGTGTACCCTTGCTGAAGGCGCATGGACAGAGTCAGCTTCCACAGGTCCGCCGTGATGCCAACGCGCCCGCCATTGTCCCAACTGGTGATCTTGACCAGTGCGCCGGTATCGCCAACAGGGATGTGAGGACCAAACGGAAGGACGCCAGCGGGGGCGTAGTAGGTCAGCAAGGCGTCCTTTTTGATGTGGTAGAACGCTTCCCAAGCCGACAGGACGGACGATGTGACGTAGACCGTGATCTCCGCGTCATGCGCGTCGTATGCCGCTCCATCGTCCAGGCACTTCCACAGGCCAGACGGCAGGCGTTGCCATTCAAGCGACGGCGCGATCTTTGGCTCATAGCCGCGCTCCGGAGCAACGACAAAGTCAAATTCCGAGAGGCCCGATGTCAGTTTATGCGCCATCAGATTCCACGGGCGACAGTGCGCCGCCGCTCCTTGGTGCCCTGCTGAATGGCGCGGACGATGTAGCCCGCATCAGCGCGGGACGTTCCGGGGGCAAAGTGGTAGTTGACAACCTGCCCGCCTCCGCCCGCTCCTGTGCTCGAACGGTTGGGCATGATGGTGCCAGCGGTCGACGGGCGGAAAGGCTCCCCACCACCTCCGTAGGCGTCTTCGTTGCGCTTGTAGGTCATGCCGGGGAAGACCGCACCGCCGGATGCTCGAGCGCCGAAGATGTAGGCCGCGCCGCCGCCAAGCAGGCCACCGCCACCGAATGCGGAGAAGATGGAAAAGATGGTCGCGCGCGCCGCCATTTCGATAGCCATCTTGGTGATCATTTCCGAGAAGGCGTCGTAGAGCGCATCGAACGTGTCGCGCCCGTTGACCCAGATATCCGAGTAGGCGCTAGCCATTGTGGACGAGAGCGTGTCGGCGTAGGAGATCGCCAAGGCAGACCGCGCCCGCCATTCGTCTTCCCAGATCTTGTTGCGCTTTTCTGCTTCTTTGCGGTCGAAATCGGTGATCTGCTTTTCGATCTCTTTTGATTCGCGGATCAGCGCATCGTTTTCTTTCTCTCGAGCCTTTGCCGCGTCTTTCTTGGCCTTCTCTGCGTAGGCGTTAGCGCGGTCAACATCAGCGCGACGCATCGCATCAAGCTTGATTTCGACGTTCTGACCAGCAATACCTTCGTCACCTGTCAACATGATGCTTTGGGGGCCGCTTCCTTCTATGTTCTTGGCAACCCACTTCTGGTAGGCTTCCGCCTCTTTCTTCTGCTCCTTGCGAAGCTCCTCGATCTCCTCCTCTCGAGCCTCGCGCGCTGCTCGCTGTGCTCCAGTCTCTGGCGTTGTCGTGGGGCCGGCCATGTAGGACGCATACGATCCAGCCGCGCCAGACTGCGAGGTTACGCCAATCAATCCGGCGTTTTTTGTGCGCCCACCATCTTGCATGTATCGCCTGATGAACTCGGACTCAGTTTCTCCGAAAAGGACGTCGCTCCATGTATTTCCCTCGCGGCCTCTCATCTCGCGAGCAAGATCTTTTCTCTTCCTCGCCAGTTCATTGCTAACCGCAAGTTTTTCGATGAATGTCGCGAGAAACCCGGTAGCGGCTTTGATGCTGTCCGCATCACCTAGTGACGCCTTGAGACGCGTCCACGCATCCCCGATGTTGTCCATGTTGTTGCGGATCGTCTCGCCAGGCGGCGGAAGCTTTGCGGCGGCTTCCTCGATCCCCTTGAGAAGTTCTTGAATCGAATACTTGGCGTTGAGCGCCTGGGTGTCCGTGGTCCCGAATGCATCCATGACCAGGGCGCGAAAAATTGGGATTGACTCGGAAATTGTGTTGATGTCCTCAGCCATCAGCTTGCCCTTGCCAAGCATCTGCTGAATCTGATTCATTGCTCGGCCGAACTCTTCGGCCCCGCCGCCCATCGACGCATTAGCTTTGGCGATGGCTTCGATGATGGCGATGGCTTCCGGCCCGGACTCCTTGAGGGCGCGGAGACTCGCGTAAGCAGAGGATGCCTGAGTTAGACCAAGGCCGGGCTGTTTTGCAAGAGTTTGCAGCCTGTCAAGAGCCGCCGCGCCCGCCTGTGCGGACCCCTCAAAGGCGTCTAGGCGAACCTTGATCGTGTCGTACTGCGCCGACGCCTCTACGACCGTCATGGTCGCCCTAGATACGGATCCGAGCGCCTGAACAGCCAGGTAGTACTTGGACGCCAGATCAGTCCATGTAATTGCCGACTTCTGGCTTGTCTGGTTCATCTGGCCAAGCGATCGATCGGCGGATGTCGCCTCACGTTGCAGCCCGTCCATTTCGACGGTGAGATTTCTCAGCGCACCGCTGGCCTCATCCTTGAGGATTGCCCGGATGATTAGCTCGCTCATCGCTTGCTCCTATCTGTCTTTCGTGCCGTTGAGCGTGCCAGAGCGGAGGAATAACATTCAATCAGGCGCATCGCACGGGCAGGTTGCCGAAACAACCCACCCGTGGCCGGAAGAACGCCGTTCTCCCAAGCAGCATAGAGCCGGGCGACCATCCGCGACGTGGGGGTCAAATGCTCCCCGATTCCATCACATCGCGTCACGATCTTACCCCCTTGTTGGATGACCTCGTACTCCTGCTCGATGTATCCGCCTGTCTCCTGGTCCACGGCTGGCTCGGGAATCAGCCCCGAGGAGACCCCAGCCGCTACGTCAAAGACGCCTTTTCCTCGGGCGTCACTTCCATGCCGGTTTTGATTGCGAGGAACAACTCGGTCCGGAGTTCGCGACTCAGCATGTCCACGACCTTTGCAGGATCGGAAGGAAAGTCGAGAGCTTTGCGCGGCGTCCTGACGTTCTTCCAGCCGCGCACGCACTTGGCAAACGCCTTGCGCATCAGCGGCAGGGAGTCGACCTTGTTGGACTCCTCAAGCCACTTGAGGAGCCACTTGTGGTTCAGCTCGCGATGCCGCGCCACCTGCTCTTCGGTGCGCTCCTTGGCGGGAATCTTGTCCAGAGCGCCGATTTCCGCGTATTCCTCGGACGGGAAAGCGGAAAGCACGGCTTTGCGGACCTTGCTTTCCTCCATCTCCATTTCCTGATCCAGCGCCGCATCGGGCGCGGAGAGGATGAAGACGGGCTTCATGTCGTCCGGAAGCTCTCGGGCTTTCTCCGGGATGTAGTCCCAAGTCTCGTCGGGATCGATGCCAAACAGTGCCGGGGGAATGATGGTTCCCATGGTCTTACCACGCTTTCAGGTTATCGAGAAACGCCTTTCGGTCGTCCTCGCTGGTGATGCCCAGGCCGTCGGCCACGCTTTCAGGCGTGGACCCACGGTGAGGGCCGTATGGGAAGCGCTCGCCAACATAGACGAACTTCCCAAGGGTACCCGAAGCCGCCACGGGGGCGACCTCGGGAGTCTCTTCGATCTTTTGCGCCTTGCCCATCAGTCGAGCACGATGGTGCAAGCATCGTCGCCGTTGCCGGTCACGCTCGAACGGTTCGCGTGGAACGTGATGCCCCAGGTAGAGGTCACGCCGCGCGCGTCGTCGCTCATGCTGTCCTTTTGGGCGCGGGCCATGTTGATCTTGAGGCGCTTTCCAGCAGCACTCCCCCATGTCGCGGCGATGGCTCCCGTGGTGCCCTTGAAAAGCTGAGCCAAGGTCGCCTGGCTTGCGGCGGTCATCTTGGCCGGATCCATGGTCAGGGTGGGGCGGCTGGATGCGACGATGCGCTTGAGGTAGCCGGTCGCGTCGGTGAGGTCTGTTTCCCACTCGGTCGTCAGGCCACGGTCAAAGCTCAGGTTGTTCGCCTGAACGCTCACGCCGCCGTCGGTGATCGTGGTCGAACGGAGTTGCGGCAGGTTGGTCACGGCGTCGTCCTAGACCACGGAGGCAACAGGCGTCGAATCCGCGTCAGGGGTCGCAACGGCCTTGCCCATGAACGTGAACGACACGATGGCAGGCTTGCCAATGGAGTCGGTCGCGATGGTGAACGATCCAAGGCACCCGCCCAAGATGATGCGGCGCGATGCGGTCCCGGCGTCGTCGATCAGCTCGACGCCCAGCGTCACGGTCGGGCAGGCGTCCGAATCCACGGTGTAGGTCACGGAGACGCCAGCAGAGACGGATTCGACCATGCCGCAGTGCTTGAGGAGCGATCCCCATGCGGGAGCGGTACCGGCGGCAAGGGTGTATCCGACGCAATTGAACGTGCAGGTGTACGACTCGCCCCAGCGGACGGAATCGATGGAGTCGAACGTCAGGCCGTCGGGATTGCGGTCCATGGTCTGAACGGTCGGCGTGACCTTGATGTCCGAGACGGGGAGCTTCCCATTCCTGAGGGCGAACAGGGATGCCGCCGCGATGGGCGTTCCTGGGGTGGCCTCGACCATCGCAAAGAGCCGCCGCCGCTTGTGGTGAAAGATGGACATGGTTGCGTCTCCTTATGGAAGGTTGGAATCGAAATCGGTGGTGGTGGTCATGTCGTTGATGATGGACGGAACTTCGATTTGCACGGTCATGGATGCGGCAGACAAAGCGCCAGCCGCGTAGTCCATGCTCTTGCCAATCTCAGCGCCAAGGACCGTCGTGGTGTTGCACGTCCCGGAGTTGGACCGCTCCCGCATGATGGCCCGGCGAAGGTCGGACAGCATGGCCAGCCCCTCAACGTTCCAGGTCAACGGGTTGTCGCACGGCTTGACGCCCTGGACGATGATGTTCACGGTGTCCTTCGTGTGGTCGTAAGGCTCATCCGTGATTGTCTCGATGCTGTCCACGAAAAGCACGACTTGAGGCCAACCAACACCAGTGTCGACCGTCTGGTCTTCCTTCATCGCCTTGACTTGGGCGGGTCCGATGGTGTGATTGTATCCGTTCTGCACAGTGCATTGCCCGATCCGCGCGGCCATGGACAGGACAGCGCGCTCGATCTGGGTTGCGGAGTATTCGTAGCTTGTCGAGGCCGTGGACGCGTCCTCAGCGGTCAGCACGACAGCAACGGTCGCGCCCCCGAAGATGATGCCATCGCCAGAGTTGCGCGGGGGAATGGTCGCCGTGACGGATGTTGCCGCCCAGGCGCCAATAGTAGCCGCGCGGCCTTCGACAGTGACGGATCCCGAGGCTCCGAAACCGGTGCCGGTGATCGTGACGACCTGCCCGCCGAATGCCGTACCCTTGGCCGGTGTGATGCCTGTGATCGCCGCCGCCATCAGGTCTTCCCCGCGAGAAGTTGCCCGGCCATCGTGTCGAGACGACCGGCAAGGACAGTCATGGAGCTTTCCCAGAGGCGACCAGCACCGAGGCGGGCCGGAACCGTCACACTCTTCTTGAGCACGAACAAGGGCGTAATGTCGGCACCCTTGGCGATGGCCTTGCCCTTGTAGCCGGTGCCGCCCGTGCTTTGCGACCGCTGTGGGATGCTGCGCTTGGTGATCGCCTTGCCGAAGAAGATGCCCTTTGCGAAGAACCCGCCCCGGTTGATTGCTTCGGTCGGCGTGATGCGGGCAACGCCTGACGGGGTCAGATTCCCCGCAATGGGGATCCACAGGTATTTGGAATTGATCGGCTTGACCGTACCGCCGACTTCGTGGAGGTTGGCGTACTCGGAGCCCGGACCTTGCGGCGAAACGTCGATCACGATTCCGTCGGCGTTGGCTTGGGTGCGGGCATTGAACGATCGCGACAGGTTGCCGGTGCGCCGGTTCAGGCCAGGACGACCGGAAAGCCGCTTGGTGACCAGATCGCCAATGTACGCTTGGCCGTGCTGCATCATGACCGGTGCCGCGTCCTTGCGGAACTCGGCAGGGAAGGACATCAGCGCCTTGCTGATGTTCTCCGTGATCTCGATGCCGGTTTGGCCGGTCATCCGATAGCCCACTGATGGCGTAGAGGAAGGAGCATGGCGACGACGGAATCCAACAAGTCGTAGTCGCCGACCCACTGTGTCGAGCCGTTGCCGATGTCGGTTGAGGTGCGCCCGAGCGTCTTGTGACGCCCCCACAGGTACGCAACCTGGAGCGTTGCCGCCTGGTCGAGCACGGGGAACCGGGAAAGCAGGTTGGCCGTATCAGTCCCCATGCCTCCGACGTACGCGACCTCGAGGACGCCATTGGGGCCGCGATAGTCGGGAATCATGATGGACTCGCCATCAGGCGCAAGCTCGTAGTTCCCAGGCGAAATGGTGATCCCGTCGCGCGAGAACATGCCAGACGACGAGTATCGAATCTGCGTGATCGATGTCGCCGGGCCGTTGTAGATGGTGAAAACGCCGGTCATTGGAGCCGCCCGGCGCTCGGTTTTGGATTCGGTCTTCACGGTCCTGTTCAGGCTATTCTCGAGCGTCGCAGAAACCGACGTGATCATGGTCTGAAGCGTTGCGTCGTTGGCCGTCGTCCCGGTAGGGATGTCGAGATACGCCTTGACGCGCGCCAGGGTCGTGAAGTCGATGGCCATCAGGCGCCTTTCTTGCCCTTGGGCTTTCCGTCCTTGGCAGGAGCGTCGACCAGGACCTCGCCAAACGACTCAGCCTCGCCAGCCAGTTCGTTGGGGATCTCTGCCAGGCCATCCGCGCCGGACTTGTACTCGACTCCGCCGAAGCTTGCGGAACTGTTGGGCTCGATCTTCAGGAATGCCATGTTGGCTCCTACGAAAAGGGTGAAGAGAGGGGGAGGGTATTTCGCCTCCCCCTCGGTGCTCATCAGGTACCGTCGGCCTTGCCCGTGGCCACGTTGGTGATCAGACCGAACGCGGGCGGGAAGTAGTTGGCCAGCACCTCCTCGGCATAGACGCCGATGGGATAGGTGCGGCTGGTCTGCGGGTACTGGATGGAGTAGTAGTCACGGCGGCACTTCACCTCGAGAGGCGCACCCACGTTGCTGAACTGGTACGGGATCCGAGTCGAGCGGAACAGGATCCAGGACGGGGGCATGTAGGGATGCACGTTGATCTTGATGATGTCGCCGGTGATCGGGTTCTGGTAGGACCCGACGCGCCGGGACAAGAGCAGATCCTGCGTGACGCCCTGAGCGGCGGCGCTGTCCGTGAGGCGGACCAGGGGGGCCGATCCGTTGGCCATGATCAACTTGTTCATGACCGTGAACATGGTGCCGGAAACCCAGATCTCGTCAGGCCCCATCTTGTAGTTGTCCCAGAAGGACGCAAGGGCCGTGTCGATCTCGGTGATACCGGCATTGCCGTTCGAGGTCAGAACGGTGCCGGTGCCAGTCGTGCCGGTCGCGAGCGTCCGGGTGTACGAACCCGATGCGCTCTTGAAGCACTGGGTAGCCAGGCCGTCGAACGAGAGGGTTTCCTTAGAGTTGTCGGCGGTGAACAGGGATCCGCAGTCCTGGTTTCCGGAGTCAGGCAGTGCCTTGATCACGACCGAGTTGATCGTGGTGATCGCGACGAGCTTGGTATGGCCGGTGGCGCCGATGTACCAGGCATATCCAGCGGCACCGGTGACAGCGGCCACGGTGGCCTTGACGACCTGAGCCGATCCGCCGCCGTTCAGCGTGATGGACGCCTCTGCCGACTTCTGTGCCGCGCCGCCGTTGATCGTGACCGTGGTTCCGTCCGCATTGGTACGGGTAGTGGCATCGGGAACGCCGGTTGCGCCGACGCTGGAATTGCGCCATGCCTGGTGGGTGAGGGCCACACAGACGACGCAGACCGCGCCATCGGACAAGCTGCCGCCGGACGCCGCCTGGGCAAGGCTGGGGGTGGGGGTGGTTCCGAGGGCGACGGAGTTGTTGCCGCCGAGCAGGATCTTCTCCTCTTCGATCATGGTGCCGCGCAGGAGCCCTTCGGTCATCCGGGCCTGCATGTCGTCGAATCCTTCGGCGGCGCTGCGGGCTTCGTAGGTCAGAGAGTCGTCGAGACCGATGGTCTTGTACGAGGCGGTGACGTTCTCGAACGTGGTGGTAACCGATCCACCGCGCTGGCCTTCGCCGACCAGACCGAGGACCTTGGCCGTGTTCAGGCCCGTGATCGAACGCCACTGGGTCGAGAGACCGCCTTCACCAGCAACGCGGGGAATCGAGTTGCGGAGGGGGGTCAGGACCGGGTAGAGCTTCTTGGCGGGGCTCTGGAGGTCAATGTTGACCAGGTTGTTGGACGTGGTGATGGACTTCCGGAGTTCGGAGCCTTCGCCCATCGCCTTCTTGAGATCGTCGAGAGTATCCTGAGTGCTCATGGTGTTTTCCTCTTAGTGCTTGATGAGTGTTGCGGTGGTGAGTTGTGCGAGCTTGATGGACGCGCGGATCGCTTCCGGTCCGTCGCCTTCTGCGGCCTTTCGCAATTCCTCCAACTCCTTGTCGGCCTTCGCCAATCCGGAATCGTCGTCCTTGTCAAGCGCGCGCAGGTTGGGGGCAGACTTCGCCGCGACGGGCGCGACGGGTGCCGACTTCGTGAGGGATTCCTGGAGAGGGCGCACGGCATCAGCCACGGCGCGCCGGATCATGTCCTCCATGTCAGGCGCGGCGCTCTTCTCGAGTCCGTCGCCTTCGTCCGCCTTGTCGGCGCCTTCCATCTCGTCTTCCTTGCCGTATGTGTCGAGGTACGCCTTGCACAACGCGGCCATTCCGTCGGCGTGCTCCTTGAGCTTGGCGCGCATGGCCTTCCGACCGGTACGCGCAGCCTTCTCGAGGTCGTCGGCCTTGTCCGCTTTCTCGCTGGCCTCTTCGGCAACTCCTGCGGCCTCGGAAGCGGCGGCGACGGATCCGCCCGCCTTGAGTTCGGCCAACTGCTCGCCGATGTACTTCTCGGTGAGTTCGGCCAGCATCCCGAGGCAGGTCTTGAGGTCTTCCGGGACCATGGATGCGTCACCTTCGCGGCGCTTCTCGTCGGCAAGGGCCATCTGGAGCCAGCGCGTATCCTCGAGCAGATCGAGAAACCGCTTGCCTTCCCAAAGGCCCTTCTTGAGGTCTTCGGTGGGGGGCGCTTCAGGGTTTTCCGGCGCTTCCACCGGGGGCGTATTCTCTGCCATGTTTTCTCCTTGGTGAAATGCACGTTGTTCGGTGGTGCCGTCTGTTTTCTGGACCTCGAAGAACCCGGCGGTGGGGACGCAAGGGCGGTCCACCAGGGAAACCTCGGATGGTTGCGCCGTGTACCGCACAACAGTCTTCCCGCTTGCTGCGGTCAGGTCCGGATCGGTCCACTTCTTGGCGTAGCTTCCGCCCATGGAAAAGCCCGTGTAAACGCCTTCCTGGACCTTCTTCCAGTCGCCGTCATCCACGACCTTGACCACGATGTCCACAGCCTTGAGCGAGTCGTCAAACTCGATGTCGACGCCCTTTCCGGCTGCGGAGTCCTTGCGGTGCTGAGACCGGACATTCCCCTTGGAGAGTCCGCCCGATGCAGCGACGGCCTCACGGGACCACGCTTCGATGAGGGGCTTCGAGGTGTCGTAGTCCATGATCTCGCCGGAGCGGTCCACGACTTCCTGAGTCGCACGGCCATAGACCAGGCGCTTTTCCTCGTCCACCTTGCGGAGCTGAAAGAATGCGTCCATCATGGTGCGGCCTCCTTGAGGACTGGAATCACACGGCATCGGCAATGCCCATGCGCTGGGGCATGTACGGTACCCGTAGCGGCGAACTCCGATTCAAGCGGTATTGCTCCTTCGCCCTGCGCGGCCACGCATCGGGGGCAAGTGTCGCCGCCTGCCGTACTCCACCGCTTCCGGTCCACCACGCCCGAAGCGCGGTAGTAGACCATGGAGCCTTCTTCCTGGGCTTCGGCGATCTCGGTGCGGGCGATGTTGTTGGCGCGCGCGATGCTGAACGCATCGTGCGTTCGGATGGCTTCGGCCAGCTTGACGGAGGTCCACCCTTCTTCGACGGCCTTGGCGACCTGACCGCGCAACGCATCGCGCATCACGTCGGAGATCTGATAGGTGCTGTTTGGGTTTGGAATGAGCTTCCCATCGACCCACTTCATGCCGACCAGCCAGGCGGAGCGGTTCTTTGCCCACTGTGCCGCCGGGAATTCCACGTCAAGCGGGTTTGGGAGCCCTTCCGCATGTCCTGCAAGTGCGGTTGCGCCCTCAGACACGCCACGCAGAGCGGCGGACTTGATCAGCGGGGAAACGGCCTTCACTAGGCCCTTGCGCTCCTTGTCGGTCATCGGGTCGACGAGCGGCTTATTTTCCTCGAGCGCGGCCTGGGCAGACTTGACGGCCCGCTCCTTAGCAGACTCGAGGAACGGCACGACCTTGCCGGAAAGCGCGGCCTCTTCGGGGTTCATTTCCGGGTCCGGGACCGATTCGTCAGCCTTGGCCAGCTTCTGAACCTCTTCCTTGGGCGCTGGCAGTGCGGGCGCGGACTGGGCGACCTCATGCTTTTCGATCCCGAGCATCTGCTGGGCGACCTCAACCGAGATGATCCCGGCAGTCTTGAGCTGGCATACGCGCGTGACCATCTTGTCCTGCGGCTCCATCGCGCCCATGTCCCACACGAACTCGTAGCCCTCGGCACCGAGATGCTTCTGGATCAGCTCGTCGACGAACGTCTTGGCCCACAGCAGGAGAGGCGCAAGCCCTTCTTCCTTGGACTGTTCGGCTGCGGATTCAGCGGTCGCGCGGTTGACGTCCTTGACGAATGCCGACGGGGGAATGGAGAACGCGAAGCAGACGATGCGGGCGATCCACTCGTCGAATTCATTCTTGAGGATCGCGTCCGTTTTGAACTGGTGGATGTCCGCTCCGCCCGGAATGAACGTGACACCCGAACGCTTCCCGAGATTGCCGGAGAGCATCGCGTCAAAGATGTCCTGCATCCGCTTGATCTGGTCGGGGTTCCAGTTTTCCGGAGCCCCAACGAGAGCTTCCGGAAGCGATCCCGACGTGAAGAAAACCAACTGCTGAGTGACGCGTCGCAGACCAATGTTGATCGTCGTCAGGATCTGCTCGACCGGAGAGAATCCGTAGCCCTTGTGGGGGCGTGGATTGCGGGGACGGTAGATCAGTTCGTCCTCAGTGTACTTGCCAGCCGGGACGCCCTTGAGGACGGTCTGGTACGCCTCGAAAGGAGCGCGGGGAATTCGTCCGCTCTGGTCAATCAGCGGCTTGACTGTCGTGCCGTCGATCACCTCGAAAACAGGGATCTTTCCGGAGCGATTAACGTAGACCGTGGGAGCATCCACGACCATCACGTCTTCAAGGAGCATCCGGAGCCAAGTGTGGAACGGCTGGCGCCCGTCGGGGTACGCGAGATGCGCCTGGATGCGCTCGGCAACCTGGTCGACCTTGCCGTCCTTGCGCTTGATGGACCACGGGAAGCGCCCAATCTGGTCCTTGCGCGTCTCGATCACCAAGCGGAGGATGTCGAAGGAGTCGGCCAGCGCCCGGAGGTCTGCAAATGTTGTCGCCGCGCCGTCGTTGGACTTCGGCGTGTACGACATGTTGAGCGCGACTGGATAGTCACGCGCTCGGCCTTCGACGGATGCTTGCGGGGCGACTGTCTGGAGTGGCTGGGATGGGCCAAACCAGTCGGGGGCCTTGCCTGTTGCCAGCCATGAGATCGCGCCGGAAACACGCTGAAGCAAACCAGTTTCAATCGCGGTTCCTGCACCTGCTGGGCGTTGTCCGTCGGCCATGTGGATAGAATCTAATCAATCCACCATGCATTCACAACTTGTTCACGGTCTATTCACAATCAAATCCACACTGCGAACAGTCTATCCACTTTTCCCGATGGATTCGTAGTAGTCGAGGATGCCGGATGTCCCGTTTGCCAGGTAGGTAAACGCCCTCGCCAACGCATCCAACTGGTCGTCATGGACCTGCCCGTCCGTCTCCATTTCGTCGATCAGCGCCCGGTTCCACGCGCCACGGACCATTCGGACGTTCCCGCCGTTGACCTGGGACGCGAATGGCTCCCACCTGGTGCGCTTGGCTCCCGTCTCCGGAGAGGTCTTGAAGATCCACCCCGCGAAGTCCCGTACCATGCTTTGCGCCTGATCCTTGCCAGCTTGCCCCGGATCCTGTGGCCAGGAGATCGGGACGCTGTAGCCGTCAATCTGCGCCGTCTGCTTGGCCAGGGCTCGGGGCTCGCCGGTATGCTTGCGGACGACGTCAACGATCCAGTAGACGCCGTCTTTGTCCCGTCCAAGCAGGGCGCCAACGGTCGGGTCGCCTCCGCCTTCAGTTGCCCCGGCGTCCCATCCTCGGCAAAGCTGGAGACCGGCGGGGGCAGATTCTTCGATCTGGATGCGATCTGGCTTCCAATTGCCGCCTTCGCGCGGGATTGGTCGTTGTTGGTGCTGTCCGGCGAACCCGAACGACTGCAAAAGCCTTTCCTCTCGGTCGACTACTTCGGCAGGGAACCTCTCCGGGAATAGCAATTGCCCGTCCTCGGTTCGCGGATCTTCCGGGTGCTTCTGCGGGTCGCCAGCCTCAAACCGCTGTCGGATCACCACATGCGTCCAAGCTTCTGCGTCCAGATCCATGATTCGGCCCGTCAGGTCTTGCATGTGCGTTCGCTGCTGAATCAGGCATGTCGCACCCGTCCGCATGTCCTTGAGTCGGTTCTGAAAGGTCAGGGCATAGGCGTCCCAAACAGCGGCAAGCTTGACCTCCGAAACCTCCTTGGTGTCGTTTGGGTCGTCAATGCCGATGAAGTGGACGCGCTTGCCCGTGCCACGGCTTCCGATGGTTGTTGCCTGACGTTCTCCGCCCGCCGTGTTCTTGAACCACCCTTTCGCGTCCTGGTCCGAAGCAAGCTTCCACGGAATCCCAAATTCCCGGTACCATTGCGAGGTGATCAATCCCCGGCACTTCATGGAGTCGCGCATGGCGACATCCTCGGAACCAGAAATGAAAAGCGATGTCCATTCCGGGCGCGTAAGCCACATCCAGGCGGGGAGGCAGACGGAAAGGATTGTCGACTTCATGGAGCCGGGCGGCACGTTGAGGCACAAGTTCCGCTTTGGCGCCTTCCCGGTCGCAAGGTCTTGGATTTCCTTGCAAAGAACCTTGATATGCCAATTCAAAACCAATTCCGTCCCGCTCTCGCCAGGGATATGTGGCCAGGCAAGCAGGAGGAAATCGTAGAGCGACCGGCGAGCTAGTTCGCGGTCGATCTCGTCAATTGACGGGAGGCGCATCGGGTATCGCCTTGGCCTGAATGGCACGGAGCGCGATCAACTCTTCCGGCGAAAGCTTGGACAGGTCGAAATCGTGGTTCGTCTTGACTTCGCCGGAGTGCTCAAGCTCGACGCGGTCGCCGTACTTCTTTGGGGCCATCTTTCCGAGCATCCATTTCCGGGCATCGATTTGGATTCTCCGGTGCTCGATCATGTCCTTTGTTTGGACCTCTGTTCCCCATTCCTTAGCCGTTTCGATTGTACCGATTTGCGGAGTATCGGCAATGAAAAGGATTTCCTCAAAAAGCTTGTCAGCCCTGTTCGCGCGCGCGCGCTCGTATTGGGCCGCAAGAACAGGGTCGGCGTCCACCCAATGCTCAAACGTCTTTCGCGGGAAATCAATCTCCTTGCACGCCTGGCGAAGGCTTTTCCCGTCGTCCACAAGAGCGAGGATCGATTCGATCACTTCCTGCCGCGTGTCTGGCTTTGGCTTCTCATCCATGTTTGGAATCTACACCCAAAAACTGCTTACATGGGTGGTGTCCGTGATCCTCAATGGAAACCGGAGGGTGCGAGCATCCACAAGGCATCTTGTACGCATCCGGTCCACATGAGTCGGGGTTGTGCCAGATCTGAAAAACGCCGTGAGCGCATCTTGCGCACAAAGACGCCACGTCATCCATGGCAAAAGAGGGGCGCAAAGGAAGCGTTGCGATCTGCTCATTTGTCAGTTGTCGCGGCACAAATGCCGTTATCCCTCTACCGCAGTCGATTTTGTCGCCGGTTATCACCTCATCACCCTTTCCAGCATTTTCCTAGCCTTCATCGCTCCGGCCCACTCAGTCGCGTTGTGTCCGCCTTGAGCGTGTCGCCGCTTTTGGTGATGTTGCCTGTCGACCAGTCAGACGAGTCAGTGACACATCCGGTAGTGGAAAAACCATAGCAAGGATTGCGATTTTCAGCATTTCAGAACCTCCAAATCTGAGAAAGTGAATCCGCCCCCATCCACACGGCGAGGGTCGCCGCAGCCATGAGAGCGATGATGAGCGCCCATGCGGAGCGCATCCCGTCGAGGACTAGGGTCAGCGCGTAGCAAGCCCCTATGCCCGAGAGGACGGCGAGCGCGAACCACGCGAGGAGGATAGCGAGGATCACTGCATCACCTCTATCCTTCCCGTTGTATCGCCCCGCGTCGTGTCCCGATCCGCTGTTTTTGGTCCATGCAGTCGAGTCATTGAATTCCATTCATATATCGCAGAATCAAGGCACCAGTGAAAGCCAGTTGTTCTTTTACATGAAGGGCATTCAACACGAAATGATCCGCGATCTTCTGGAGCATCAAGTTGTATTTGTCCGCAATTGCACGGCCTAGCTTGGATACTCATTCCGGCCCCTCCGGAAGTTGCATCCATTTTGAGGGAAGGAAAACATGCACTCCATTCCGCGCCCTCCAGCTCCCTCCGGCGCTGTATGCGAAAGAGTCCTCCCAATGCGCAAATTCTAGTCTCCCGTCATCAAAAACAATAATTTCCGTCCCATCCTTCGGTGCCGTCTCAATCTGTTGCCACTCGGTC